AGTCATATGCTTCTGCTGTTTTTGCATATACATTACTATCGTAAAAATATTTATTCTTATTCTTGTAAGATAACTGGACATTTCTGGAACCAAAAATGAATTCATGACTTGGTAAAAATCCAAAAATATTCTTTATCTTTTTCCACAAAGTATTTGCTTCATTCTTTATCCACCCCGCCCTAAAAGACGTTCCGTGCATCTTTTCAGAGATGTATACACTTTCTCCATCCTCAAACACATTGGGGTGATTTTTTATATTTTCTATATCGGTATATTTATGAAAATTACTATTAATATACATCTTTTTAATCTTATTACAAATCCCATAAACACTTGGTAATTCCTCTGGTGGTTCATATTTAACAATATTTAAAACATTTGCAACATCATCACCCTCTTCCCATTTACCTTCCGGTAGATTTAATATCAATCCCTGTGAAATATAACCACGTAGTTTAATTGTGCCAATACGCCCATTATTTTTAAGATATGTTAATCCATATTTCTCAATTAAATTTTGTGGAACAATAGAATCTGGGGGCACAAAAACTACTAAATCCCCAACCTTATATTGGGTTTTCCCAACTAAACAATTCCAACCTTTTATTTGTACCATTTCAAGTTTATTTGCATTTTCTAAAAAAATAATTTTTTCTATTTTACAAACCTCAATAATCAAATTACTCATTGTAATTTCTCCCCTTTGTCTTGCCCTTTATCAAAATGCAAATTGTAATGACAATTTCTGCATAAAAATTCCAAATTTGATATTTCATTTGTCCCACCATTAGTAACATAAATAATATGATGAGCTTGCAAATTCCATAAATTTTTATGTCCACAATTAACACATATTGGCAAAATATTTTCTTGCAACATTTTTATTTTTAATCTATTCTTTTTTACTTCGGTTATGTCTTTTCTTCTTGCTAATCCAAGACAATCCTTGCTGCAACAATGTAATTTGCTTCGTTCAAATTGACTTTTTACATATTCTAATTCTTTTCCACAAACAAAACAATCTGTTTTTATCTTTTCCTGAGTAAGTATTTTTGATATTTTCTCATATTGACATTTTTTACAATAATTTATTTTACTACATGTAAGTCCATAACCCTGTTTCTCCCCACATGTATCACAAATAATTCTATATAGTTTTGTTTTTACAAATCCGCTTTTTCTTTGTCTACTTTTATATTCTTTGTAAATAAAATCTTTTTTGTCATACATTAAAAACAGCCTCCTCCTTGAATTTTTTCAAAACTGCAAACAAAATTAGAATTTTCTTTTATAGCTTCTTTGTAAGCCAATATTAAAGAATACACATTAGTATGAGGCAAAGCATAAATAAGTTTATCATTAAATTCAAATCTAATCTTTACATTCAACTTATTAGCTAATTCAATAGCATCGGCACAGGCATCCTTTATAGTCACCCCAGCAGGAAGGTCAACAGTCAGCATTAAACAACTCATTAAAATCCCCAAGATAGTTTTATTGAACTTGTATAATATATAATCTCAGAATTGTATATTTCTATTTCAGCACCTTCCGGTGTTCTTAGGAAACTTTCATGCTCTACTAAAAAATTGCAAGTTAGTCTTAAATAATCTAACCAACAAGCAATTATATGTAGGTCTTCGGGCATATTAGTAAATTTAACTGAATCATAATTCAATCTTTTTGGGTCAATGTTTATTTCATTCAATTGCCTATAATCTATAGATACTACCTTCCACCGTCTATCAGTTTTAAAATTCTTATCAAATTTAAGATATTGCATTATTTTGTATCCTTGTTTTAAGGGTAAATAAAAGCCTTTTAATTAAATCTTTACCACATTGATGATTCTGTCTAAAATTTAATACAATTCTTTTTCGTTCCTTTGGATTTTTGCAAATGGATTCCCCACTATAAAAGCACACAAACATATATCTGCAATCTTCACATTTTAATTTTTCCATATTATATAACTTTTAGAATATTACCAGCTTTTACATTGCAAACTAAGGATAATTGAAACCTATTTAGCTTATCAAAATCTAATTGTTTTCTGGACAATGCCTCAAGCAACTTTCTGAACATTCTACATCCTCCCCCTTTTGTTCTTCAACATTCTCTTCTTCACTTGTTGTATTAAATGGGCCAAACTCCTTTGTTTCCTCATTCCAAAATAATACTTTAGTTATATCTTTACAACCAAATCTCATATAATCATTCCCACCATCAACAAATGACCCATTTGGGCATTCACAACTTTGGAAGTCATGCCTATACACAGATTCAAGTATTGTATTACATTCTAAACATTTAAGTTTACTCATCCTTAGACCTTTCTATCAGTATATTTACATATTCTTTAAATTCTTCACAAATATCTCGGCAAGATTCAGATTTATTTATAGAATATGAAGCATAACCAGAATGGCATACATTACATGGTGATTGACCTAATTCCAAAGCCCCTCTTCTATTAAGTGCTACATGTGCAATATTTGAACTATCCAACTCTAACCCTCCCCATATCTTTTAAATCTTCTAAACAATTCGTATGATTCCCACATAAAAAGCATTCTCCACATATTTTACAAGGCCAATGCTTATTACTGTATTCCTCAAACTTGCAATTCTTACTTTCACAATCTGTTAGCAAACCACCACCGCCTTCACAAGAAACATAACATCCGCACTCCAATGACCCGTATGTTCTACTCATCTTAATCCACTCATAGATTTTATAAATAAAAATATAAATATAATAACAAATAGTATAACTACAATACTTAGAGGTATCCACAGGGGGGAAAGCACCCACCACCATGACCAATCAAGATTGTTTGTTAATTTTAGAACAACAAAAATTATTGCTAATATTGAGGCTATTGGAAAACTTGTTGTAACTGTTGAATTATTATTTATTCTTGGCATTTCTATTTCTCCTTAATGAAAACTCCTGTCTTGGTAATTATTTACCTTAAATCCCTTATTAATACATTCCCGCATTAAAGAATTCATATCAGCATCAATAACATCTAAATCTTTTTCTGTTACAATTTTTCCATCTGATATTGAATAAAATACTGTGATTGTCATCATGTATTTAATATTATCATAATCTATGAATATGTCAAATTAATTTTTGTTGGTCATTTACAGTAGGCATTTTCCAATTCTTTTTCTTATAATCCTCCCAAGCAACAGATTTAAAAATAGCTTTATGATTAACCCATCTGGAAAAGTCTTTTTGGTATTTATCAAATTTATTATATGGCATAACAAAAGGATTTATTTTTAATTCTCTACACAATTCTACTCTATATAAGTCCTCTTCCATAGTTGTATTATAACCAATTAAAATAAAACAAAACATCCTGTAAGAGGGTAATCCAAAGATATTTAACAATTTAACTTTTTCAATAATCTGCTTATCTAAAAACACCCAATCGAAAGAAAAACGATAATAAGAATGCCATTTAATCGTTGCTAATATTTTTGCATTTTCTTCTGTAACTAAGCGTATATCTGTTGCTTGGTTAAAATCTATAACCATCCTTCTTTCATTAATCTCTTTTAAAATATCTAAATGATTTTCATAGGCAAGAATATTATTATCTAAGAATACCCAATATTTACCATTAGGATTTTTGAAATTATCCCATGATTGGTTGAATTTAATTTTGCCTTCTTTTTTGGGAACTTTACAAAATGAGCAATTCCTGTTACACCCCCTTGTAATAAATCCTATAGAATAATCACAATTATGGTATAATGAATAATCAGGACATAAGTATTCTACATTATCAGGTAGTTTAATAGTTAAATCATAACCTGTTCCACCAATAATTGTCTTTTTATCCATCCCATTTGGTAAGGAAGAAAAATCAAAAACCTTTGAAGCGTATATTTTATCATATTCATCATTAAAAAATGAACCTTTCCAAAATTCTACTGCATCTCCTTTTACTTTATGAAATGTGGATAGCTTCATCAAAGCTATATTTGGTATTTTGGAATCCACATCTATTAATCCTACTTTCATTTTATTTATCCAAATTAATCTTATATCTCCAAGTAACCCCCTTACGAGGATGTATACCAAAGAATAATTGTTTAGTGCTCCCCATTAATCCTATAATTTCTTGACTAAATTCGTCATCAGAACTGAAAGTCCCATTCATCATATATTCCCACTCATTCCATTCACAATATTGAGCTACATGAAAATGACCCATAACTAAATAATCAAAGTGACCCATTGAACCTTGCCATCTCATACCTTTGGAAGTTACCCCATAATGAGGTATATTCATAGCCATCTTTACCTGATGCCCATGAATCAATAAAAACTTCCAATCATATATTTTAAACATATTTTCCCATGAATAAGATATGTTCCATTCAATATTTTTATAATTTTGTGTCGCTATTTTGCAAGCCTCATACAAGGCCATATCCCAGTTAGATGTTTCATCCGCAAATCTACCGCTACGACCATGATTACCTCTAACACAATGTATTCTTATCTTTTTAAAATATTTAAGAAAATTTATAAACATGTTAGAAAATTCTGGCACTCCGGTTTGAAATACCTGTTTTAAAGCCCCTTGGTCAATAGACATGGCCTGAGTGGGGTAAATTCCTTCACCGTCCACTATATCACCGCCAAGGATAATATTTAATGTATTTAATGAATAACCATTTCTAAGTAATTCGACAATTCTCAACATACCATTCTTTACTTTATCAAGCCTTTCCTTAAATATCTTAGGATTATAACTTTTAGTAACTTTACCTACGTGAACATCACTCAATACAAGAACTGCTTCTTCTTCCTCTTTCTTATCACCAACAGGTTTATATGTTATACTATTCATATAAGGGATAGGTATAATAGCTTCTTTAACTGAGTCAATTATAAGTTCCGTTCTTGATTGTTCCCTTACCTGTTGTTGTATCAATCTACGCTCATCTTGTTCCTTTAATATTTCTTTTGGAGATTTAATACTTTTAGTAACAAAAGTTTCATCACGAGCAGTCAAAATATTCAATACTATACCTTTTTTGATTGTCTTTATAATAGCTGCACGACTTTTCCCTAACTTACTTGCTATTTGAACCTGACTCAATCCTTGGTCATATAAACCTATCAAAATTTCATACTTCTTTGAAAATTCTTCCGAAGTTAATTTTTTAGACATTATTTTCCCTTTCTATACTTTACTATATGCTTTTGCAATACCAACATAACCAATAGAAGTCAAAAAATCGCATATTATATTTTGACTCTTATATCTTATAATTTCCCCATCTTCAAATTCCTCAAAGCAATTATTTAGTAATTCAATAACTTCTTCCTCTGAATTAACCATTTATTTGTTCCTTTCCTGTTTATCCATTAATACTTTAAATAACCATGCCTGTGCATTAAATAGAATAGCACACAGAGCGGATTCTATATCTTCACGGGCTTCTGTTTCAAAACCCTTATTAATTAACCATACATCCATTAAATGTCTATATAAACTGTCCATACAGACATCCTCATGTTTTTCCCCAAATAATTTTTGCCAATTATCTGGATCTCGTAAATTACCATCTGATTGTCTACGATGTAAATTCATATACTCTGCAAATCTTTTCAATACAACAGGACTCATAAATCTGGCATACTCTAATTTCCCATCTGAGGTATCACGAGTTGCCCCACTATCAAATGTTCTAATTTGATCAGTATTTAAAGAATAACCTTCAGAACCTATCAATGGGTCTATATAACATCCTTCTTCCTTATTACATAAATTACTATAATTTATGAAATCCTCTGGTTCTTCTTCAGAATTGTACATATTCAACTCCTTTATCTTATTATTTCCAAGTTCTATTATTAGTAATATCAGAAATAGCTTGTCTACTGATACTATATTTTTCAGCCAATTCTCTTTGTGTATAATTCCCTGTCTTATGCAAGTCTCTAATTTCATTAGCCATTTCCATATTCTTTATTTTTTGTCCTCTTCTATGTCTGCAATTCTCTTTTAGAGTTACCCATCTACAACTATCTGGTTCATAATTACCATCATTTTCTCTATGTATTTGCAATCCTTCAGCATACCCATTACTAAGTGCCCAATCCCTGAAAGGGATAAATTCTAACCATTCATTGCATATAGTTATTCCTCTACCCCCATAATTAGGAAAATTATTCCTATTTGAATTTAAACACCTATCTTTTATACCTGTCCATATTTTATATAATCTTGTCCCAAATCCACCGTGTTTATAATTTGTTTTATTCTTTTTGCATTTTGCAGAACCACAAGATTTTGCTGATTTACCATGTCCTAATTGTTTTATAACTTCTTGTAAACAATCAGGACATTTGAATAAGGCCCAACTTATAAGGATATTATTTTTATTGGGTTTTGTTCCTAATGTTTTTATTAATTCCAATTTTATCTTCCTCCAATTTAGGGTATTTTAATATTGGATGTTTCAAAGTATTTAAAATTTGTTTTTTATCCCTCTTATCCAATATATAAATATAACGATGCTTTCTCTCCAATTCAAATCTTTTGAAATTAGGGTCTATTTTTAGTAATTCATCCGGTTTAGTGGTGGAATATTTTGAAAAACAGGTTCTTGGGTGTAATGTTTCACCATGTACTATATAATAGTACCCATCCACCAACCTTGTTTTATTCCCTTGATATAACCAATTGGTTGCTTGATATATGTATCCGACATGCTTCTGCATAGGGTCACTATAAGAAATTAATACTTTAATATCTTTATCATATTTCCTCAACCATTTAAATGTTTGCCCAATGAAGTAACTCTCAGTATTTTTACCCTCACTATCATTTACCCATAGACGTGTTAATTCTAATACATTATTGGATTCTATTTTTTGGGAAATGCTCTGTGTTGTTAATCTACCAACAGGATAACCATATACACAAACACCAACTATTCTATTATCCAATACCAATCCAAAAGAATATCTGCATGAGCTAAAAACATGGGTGTAGTGATTCTTAATAATTAAATTCTTAGCTATATCTCTACTTATAATTACCACATCATAATTTTTCATTTGTTTTCAACAATATTCAAGAATTCTTCAACTGAATATACTATTCCAATATTTTTAAATTTATGGGAATATTTAAAGAATTCTACAGAGTATGAGTTATATGGCCTTACTAAAAGATAGCTCTTACAATTAGGAGCTTCAATGCTTGCCTCTATCACATTTTCTGGTAAATCATCAATAAAAAAGTTTATTTCTGCTCTATCTAATATACCACCTTTTCTATGAGAAGGGATTACAGAAAAATTCTTTAAAGCTGTGCAACTTTCTATCCAATTTTTTGTCTGTGATAATGCACTTTCCCCTGCTGTATTTTTACGAGAAGTAATAAAGAAAAAGTTACAGTTTTCTTTTTCCATCTTTTTCATTCTTTCAAAAATAGTATTTTCAACCAATGGTTGTAAATCTAACCAAAAATAACTAATATTTGTATCTATCTCTCTCCACACTTTATTATGTTGTTTCTTATCAAGTGGGTATCCCCAATCCTCCCACCGATATGCTTTAACTTCATTAATATCCTCTACTATAGGAGAACCAAATAACTTATTTGCTATTGTAGAAAAACCATAATGAAAGTTAGCCAACACCCCATCTATGTCCATTCCTATATTTAATGTCATGAAAACCTCTTATTTCTTTATCCTTAAATTTCCTTCTTTATCAATTGTGATAATTTTATTAGGGTCTATAACATCAACTAATGTAATATTCTTTCTTCCTTCTAATAGAGTTGATTGGGGTTTTAAATAATTCACTTTAGGTTTTCCAAAAATTGTTGCAATTGCCTCACTCATAAGAGTTATTATCTGTTCAAGTTCTTTGACACATTCCTCAAATTGTTTAGCTTCTTTTAATAATTTGTACCTCTCCGTTTTTAACTTTATGGTATTTGAAAAATTTTCTCTATCAAACATAATTGGTTAAACCCATATTTTATTATTAATAATTAAAGAAATAGTAGCTACAGAAATATCAAACTTTTCAGCTAATTGTTTTTGTGTCCAACCTTCTACAATGTGCAAGTCTCTAATTTCATTAGCCATTCCCTTATTTTTTATTTTTTGTCCTCTCCTATGTCTTGAATTTTCCTTTGGAGTTTTAAAATTACAATTACTTGGTTCATAATTGCCATCATTATTTATTCTATTTATTTGTAGATTTTCTGCATAACCATTATTTAATGCCCAATCCCTGAACGGGATAAATTCTAACCATTCATTGCATATAGTTATTCCTCTTCCTCCATAGTCTTTATAAGCATGTTCATTTGGATTTAAAACTCTTTGTTTCATATTTATCCAAATACGGTGTAATCTTGTCTTAGTTTCACCATGTTTAAAATTACCTTTCTTTCCCACACATTGCACAGAACCACAAGATATTTGCTTTTTCCCTTGAGTCATTTGTCTTTCAACTTCTTGTAAGCAATCAGCACACCAAAACAAACCCCACCTTCTTTTATACCCATTTTTATCCTTCCTTATATCTAATTTTCTTATCAATTTCATATTATGATTCCTTATAAAGTTTTTGCAAAATACTGGCACTGTCCTTCTTTGAACCACCCTTTTTCTTGGTTTTTGCTGTAGCAATTTTTTGAAGTTCTCTTAAAATTTGGATGTAAGATTTTGTAAAACTTAAATAATGACGAGAAAGACCAGTGTGCATTTTAATATCACCATCACTACCTTTGTATACAACATCTGTATCTGCATCAGATAAAAGATAGTCATTTACCATCGTACTAAATAGAAGAAGCCTACTTGCTTCGTCAAGCATTGAGATTTCTATAGATGTAAGACTTTCTTCCCCACCTAATTCCTCTAACCATTTTTCTCTTTCTTTATGAACAAATTCAAGCAAATACCTTTTCTTTTTAGGAACTTTACCACCACTCATGTAACTGTAGGCTCCGTGAGTTTCCCACGCTGGTCTTTCAATCAAACCCTCACGCAATTTCCTCTGATATTCACGTGCAGCTTTACTTACTGCTTCTTTTTGTGCATTAGAAGCTGGGATGCCTATCGGTCTTCCTACAGGATTTTTATCTGTAGTATCAGTGTCCTCTGTTGCTATTGCTATTGATTCTTCAACAATCTTCTCATCTTCCTCAATAATATTCTGCAATTCTTCTCTCATTTCAGTTTGTATTTCATCAGGATATTGTGCAATAAATTCTTCTTCATCCATCATTTTTACTTTTCCTTCCATACTTAATGTAACACAGGATTTCATCATCTGTCAAGTAAGCTTCCTTCTTTTGCCATTCATCTTCCAAAAGTCTTTTAAGTTTCTTACCTTTATATCTTCTTTTTGCTTTAACACTCTTAATTTTGCTCTGTATTTCTTTAATTTTTTCCTTAATTTCTTCAATCTTTGTTTTTGTAACCACAGTTTCTTCCAAGTTTCTGATTTCTTGCAATTCTCCAATTTTAGCCTTGCACCTTTCTATATGGTTTTTTGTTAATTGCAGGAGATTCTCTATTACTACTATTTTTGGACATATAAAGTACGCCCTTATATCTTCTATTTTTTGGTCTTTAGTTTTTAAAAGCCAAGAAACTCCTATCCTTCCCATTTTAGAATTGTCTCTTGCTAAACGAATATACTTTAGGACTGCTACTTGTTTTATCCACATCAACTTTATTATCTATTACTTCAATTTTATCCATAAAATCCCTTTTTTCACCTGATTTAAAAATAGATTTCTGATCCAAAAATCCCAAATCTGCTAAGTCCTTACCACTATAAGTATCAATACCCCTTTCCATTGCCACAACTGATGCCATGCCTAACCCCATTGTAATATCACTACTTGTATCCTCACTATGGTCAATCCTCCATCCATAACTTTTCTCAATTACTTGTAATCCTTTTAGTTCATCTTCAAGTTTAGAATATTTTGGCATATCTATTGATTGATTCTTGAATAAATAAAATAAATTACGACTCAATTTACCAATATTTTCTGTTGTTAAATAAAATTCAATAACTTCTATTCCAACACTTCTAAATCTTTGAATAGTCCCCATTAATTGCCAAGGATCACAAACTAATACACAATCATTAAAATTTCTTAATATCATTATCAATTCATTTTCAATATCACTAATTTGTACAGGATTTTCTGAACTACCCAACCATCTCCTAAACATGTCCACTTCTAATTTTTTACCAGCTCTATGAAGAACTGTCAAAGAAGCAGCATCCTTTTTTAATCCAAGGTCTATTCCTACATAGTGGGGGCCTTTATAACATATTGATTTTTCTAAAAGCTGTGGTTTGAAGCATTCCCAACCTTCATCAGGCATAAATGGGTTGACCCCCTCATCTACCCAGAGGTTTTTACGAAATCTGTTAAATACCTTGGGGGGCATGGATTTACGTTCTATCTCTAACCATTGGGGGGTTATCCAAGGCATTTTTAAAGATTCAAGCAAAACCCCAGTTGGTTCAAAATAATAAAAGTTATTAAATTCCCCATTCCTACAAAGCTCCCTAACCTCAAAACAAATTGAGGTACGATCATAACCAGCATTAGTGATAGCTATCCCCTGTGCATGAGGTTTAGCAGCCATTCCAAGGAACATCGTATCCCAGAGATCTCTATCTGGCTGATTATATAGCTCATCAAAAATAAAAAAATCTGGGTTGCGTCCCTGCTTTGTTTTAGCATCCGAAGACATGACTTGAACTCTTGCATTTGTGGAATTCACGATTACTTCATTTTTATAAATTGTAAAAATATCTATGAAATTTGGATTACGTTCAATAAAGTCCTTCACCTTTTTTAAAACATAACTTGCTTGTTCACGATCTCCTGCTAATATATAGTTCTCCTCCGTAGGTCTGGGGCTTAATAGTAATTGAACAATGACTTCACCAGCTAAAAGTGCCGTCTTCCCACTTTTTTTAGGAAGTTGCATATATAATAATTTGTAAATGGGCCAACCATTTTCATCTCTTAAATCTAAAGGAGCATAAATGTAATCAATCTGCCATTGTTGGCAAAGATCACCAAAAAGACCCCCTTGTGGATAATCTATAGAAGGTTCTAATACAAATTGTTCTTTTCTGAAAAGCATCCTATTAGCTATATACCTTTTTAGATTTGTCTCAGTTAACTCTGGTGGCAGAATTTTTTGTTTTTTTATTAACATAATTTTATTATCATTATTTGTTGGTAAAAAGTTGTGAAATAAACCCTTTTATTTTTGCCATTTGTCTTGGAATGACAATTAACACAAAGAATTATTAAATTATTTGGATTATTATTTTTTTTGTTATAATCAATATGATGTACATCCAATCTCCCAGATTTACAGTTACAATCAGGATTTTGGCATGTATAATTATCTCTTTTCAATATAGAGTTTTTCAAATCTTTAGTGAACTCTATGCCATATTCTTCAAAAGATTTTCCATTTTGCCAATTGCTTGATAATTCACCAACAAAACTTTTTAATTTTTGTATAGTTTCCTCTGTGTGTTTTTTACCATAAAAAGGATTGTTTATCCCCTTTGTTTTTTCTGATATTTTTTGTTTATGGTCTTTTTCTAATTTTTTGCCTTTATGAGAATTACTCATTTTTTGAATAGTATCTTCAGAATAAACATTCCTTCTCCCCTTATTCCAAGGTTTTTGTCCTTTTTTAGATTCCGATATTTTTTGTCTCCATTCGTTTGTGAGTATTCTTCCTTTATTCTTACTTTTTCCTTTATTACTTTTTGATATTTTTTGCTTGGTTTCTTCAGAATATTCTCTTTTTTTATTTGATTCTGAGATTAATTTACCTTTTTCACATCCACAAGATTTACAATCTTTGTAAGATAAGGGTCTTTCCACTATTTGTTTACAAAAGCAACAATAAAATTCAGCATAACTTGTGATATACCCATTTTTATTCACTCTTGTTCCTAATCTTCTAATCAGTTCCATATTATAATTATAACATACTTTCTGTATAAGTAAAGCATTGACTTTTATCTGCATTCATAGTATATTGAATATAACATAAAAGTATATAAAAAATAAACACTATTTACTCTTGGGTCATCTAAATGGAAGGATATTGTGCTTTGACCACAAAAATACAGATTCGATTTCTGTCCCAAGAATAATGCTTATTTTTTTAAGAATTTCGTGTTAGACTATAAAAGTAACTCCAAAATAGGAAATGTATGACACATTGTAAAAAATGTAATAAAGAAATAGAAGAGATAAGTATCTATCCACATATTGATATTTTAAAATCTGGCATAGATATTGCAGATATTCCTATGGATGTCTTAGAAGACCTACCAAAGCCACATCTGCATACATTTTATAGATGTGATAAATGTAAATATGTAGAAGCTTTACGTGATATTCCTCTTTTAACAAATGAAGAAGTAAAGCATTTGGAAGAGAATGGTCAAGTAATTAGACCAACAAGAACAATTGCTTATTGGAGAGAGTGGTTACAAAAGAATAAGAAGAAATGAGTAAAGAACTTTTCAAATGTCGTTTTTGCAAATTCACAACTACAAAATGGAAAGAGGCTGAAGACCACTTTAAATCAAATCATGAGAAAAAAGTAAAAAATATAGTAGAAAAAGGGGATTGGGGACTTGGAGTAAAGAAGAAAACTAAAAAAAGGAAAGTATTAAAAAATACCCCTTTTGTAAAGAAAACAAAAAATTATTATTTAATGAAAAGTAGAGAAAATGAACTTAGAATTAGAGCAACACCTTCGGAATGTTTCTTAAAAGATAAATTTTCTTTGTTTTTTGGGAAAGATTCTTTCATTTTTCAACATGGGTTTTTCTTTAGTGAAAAAAATTTCTTTTATATAGTGGATTTTTTCTTCCCCAAGAAAAATTTAATAATTGAAATTGATGGTAAATACCATGAAGGGGAGGAACAACAAGCAAAAGATGTGGAAAGAGAAGATCATTTAAAAAGAGTATTTAATATAAAGATACTTAGATATAAAAACGAACAATGCTCCGATGCTTTGTTTTTAATTCTAAAAAGCATACAAGATATTAAAAATATAGAAATAGAAAAAAACTTTAAAATTAAGGGGCAAAATAAATACAAATGTCCTTTTTGTTCTGTTATTTGTAGAATAGAGAGTAAATTAAAGAAACATATTAAAAATAGTCATAAATAAGCATCCCCAATACCAGCCTCTATAAAAGCTGCAACTTATTGTCCGTTGTATTAGGAGAGTGGGTTACATGGGTGTTTTGAATAAAGACATCTGGGCTAAGGATGTATTCCGGTCTGTCGGATCTCTCATTAGGTGAGAAACAGAAAATCCAAAATTTGCTCGAATTGTCGAACAAACAAAAGAGTGGGATTTTGGTAATTTTTTTAAAAAATTGAACTATATTAGGTATAGCTGTGTCTAAAATAGATATTTATATAATTATAGTATTGAAGAAAGTCTTTCCCTTCCCATTCAATTCGCTTTCGCTCATTTCATTTCATTCCAAGACTTAACGCCTTTGGCGTTCCTTGTGAGACTAATGAAATAGATTCAAAACCACTGAAGGAAATATCCTGAAAGGATTGTAAATACACTAAATCAGTCCTGAAAGGACTACTAGAGTATAGAAAATTTGTTTTAATATACCTCATGTGTAAAAATTTATCTATTATATACATTTTCTTCATACAAAATATACGTTTAGCACAATTATGTTTAAAAATCGTTTATTTTTTTAGGTTTTATACTGTATACTAATAGTATATGACCAAATCTAAGTCTTTAAAAAAATCACCAAATTTAAAACAAGTACAAAAAATCTTTGAAAAAGACTCAAAGTTGCTTGAGGATTTTACTGCTTCCTTATCTACAAATGTAAATAAGGGCGAATTATCCAAGCATGGAGGCCCTCTTTCTCAAATAGCAGGAGCTATTCAGTCCTATGCTGGGCAATACAATCCAGACGATATTTCGGTAGATACATACAACAAACTAAGGATGAATGCTCAAATAGCTGCTGGTCTAAAGGTTATAAAACTACCCATAATTGGTCAGCAATGGACAACTGTTTGTGATGATAAGGACATTGGTGAATTTATTGACCAATTACTTAGGCCAATGTGGTACAATTTATTGACCTCTACTCTTACCGCTGTGGACTTCGGATTTGCAGCACATGAAATAGTTTATGATGTTAAAGATATAACTCTTAATAGAAAATATGAAAAAAAGCCTTTCTTTGACAAAAAGGCAGTTGTGTGGAAGAAATTCAAATCCTTATATCCAGACACAGTTAATATAAAATTAGATGAGATGGAGAATTTTGACGGTATTATCCAAAAATGGGTAGGCAGTGATATTCATATACCTGTTGAGAAATCTTTTATTTTCACACATGACAAAGGGGATAGTTTTGGTAATTTATTTGGTGTTAGCAGAGTAAAACCTGCTTATGATTGTTGGTATTGGTGGATTTCATTAGTTCAGTTTATGATGAGATATTTTGAACGTAAGGGAACACCACCTGTTATTGTAAAATTTCCTTTGGGGCAAACTAAGGATGGTACTGACCATGCGGATATAGCTTTGGAGATGGGTAAAGCCTTGATAGGCGAATCTGTCTTAGCAATACCAAGTACCACTTATGAAAATACTCCACCCAAATGGGACTTGAACTACTTATTGGATGATAAAAGAGGAGAAATGTTTCTTTCCGCTTTAACTTTTTTTGAGAATAAAATGTTAAGAGGGATGTTTGTCCCTGAAAGGACAATTACTCAAGATTCCTCCTCTAAGGCAGGTTCCTACTCATTGTCTCAAACCCATGCCGATATGTTCCTTTTAGGTGAGGAAGCTCTATTAGTAGATATTGAAAATCAAGTAAATAAATATGTTGTTAGACGCTTGATAGAATACAATTTTGGTGCTAAAGCACCACAATGTTATATAAAGATTGAGCGTATAACAGAGGCAAGAAAAGGATTCCTTAAAGATGTATTTATGGAAATGATAAAAAAAGGTACGGCTATCCCTGCTGCACGTGAGATCGCCGATGTTGTTGGCGTACCTTTGGATGATGAGAATGATACTACTGTAGCTGAGATGCTTAAAAATAATGGGAACAATAAGGAAAAACCTAATAGTTCAAATAAGGTTGACAACAAAGATAATAAGGTTGTTAATGTTAAAGATAAGGTTGACAATAAAACTGACGAATCTAAGAAATATTCTGACATAAATCTGACGGAAAATGATTGGTGGAGGAAGCCTAATTTAGATTTTGAAGACCCTAAGTTATTGGAAGATATTGAAAACTATATGAATTCTTTGCAAAAAGACCATTATGCTAATTTACTTGGTATTTTCACTAAACAGAGTGAGATGGTTTTAACTAAGTTGAATTCTATGCTTAAAGACAAGATTTCTTTAGAAGAAATTTTCTATACTAAAATGGAAACTGTAGATGGCAGTGAAAACATTCTTTTATGGCAGCCAATGAGGAATAAGATGCTTAGTTATCTATCCTCATATATGAAGGAAGCTTACATGTATGGGAAGCAGACAGCATTGGAAGAATTAAATTCAAGTGAGGATGCAAGATTCGACAAGGACTCCTTAATATTTATTAAGAATAGGTCAAGAACTTTAGTAGATAAATATTTTGCAAATCTTAAATATTTGGTGGAATTGTCTTTATTATCAGCATCTTCTGAGAATAAAACAAATGAGGATATTGTCAATGATGTTAAGAAAGGATTTGGCACTATAGAAATCCGTGACCTTAAAAATATGGTAGAAACAGAGGGGATGTTCTTTTTGAATAAAGGACGTTCTTATATAGCAAAAGAAAATATATGAAATTGTTATCTTTAAATAAATTGAAGCATATGAGGTTGGCTGATTTAATGAGCCAAAAAATTGTTAGGTTTGTTTGGTCGGCTATTTTGGATGATAGAGTATGCGAATTATGCAGGTCATTGGATGGTAAAGTTATGGATGCAACTAATCCTGATTATTCTATTTATAAAAGTCCCTTACATCCAAGATGTCGTTGTACACAAATTCCCATAACTTCTGATGCAGAGGTAATTCCAAAAGTTGATTGGAAAAAACCCAAAGATGCTTGGATTAAGAGGTACGCTCCTTTTTGGTTTTTAATACCAAGGAAGAAAAAAGAGGAAAAGATAGATATAGAACCATATGCACCGGAAGCCCCAGAGCTTGTGTTTAATCCTGACGATATATTTAGCATAGAGGAATATATTAGAGAAACAGAACTTAGAAATATTGGAGAGGGAAAACAAAAAATGGAAGTTATGGAACAAGAGATGGATAAAACAAGAGTAATTTACATAATATTTTTTCTTGATAATAAAGGTAGAACAATTTTAATGAAAGAGACTGAAAAAGACACAGAAATTGATTTTACTGCAAGAGAGGAAGCTCACATCAGGAAGGAAGCCTCCTCTTACTTAATCAATGATGGGAATGATATTATTGAATCTCAAATAGAAAAGTTATTTAAAATTAAAAAGAGATGAAAAAAGAGATTAGAGAATTCAGATGTATAGTTGATGGATCGCTTTTTTCTAAATGTACAGTAGAATCTATCTGTGAGTCAAAGTGCCGTAAATGCAAAAATTTCATGTACTTTAATCAAGGAACTGTTTGTATAGAAGATATTAACAATAATTTTGAAGGAGATGAATAAAAATGCCATTTAGTACAGAGGATGTGGAAAAGCATATGAAGGGTCTTTCAGTCAAAGCAAAGAAAACTTGGGTTAACGTGGCTAATTCAGCATTGGTAAGTTGTCAAGAAAAAGGTGGGGAAGATTGCGAGGGTTCTGCTATAAGACAAGCTAATTCTATGGCTAAGAAACAAATGGAGGATTGCTTGGATAATTCTTATTATTATTTAACCGATATTTCTGATATTGAATTAGAGGAAAAGGAAGGTAAGAAATCTTCTTGGATTGAGGTTTTTAGAGTTGGAAAATGGAATCATCCCAAGTATGGTATTATTGAAGGCACTAAGAAATTATTTAATGATTTTATTTCTAACTGGAAGAATAATGTGCTTGGGAGGGATGTTTCGATAGATAAAACTCACAACCCTGAAGATGGGGCTACTGGATGGGTTCAGGAGTTAAAGATAAAAGGGGACAGGCTTCTTGCGTTGATTGAATGGACACCTTTTGGAATAGAACTTATTGAACAGAAGGGGTTTAAATATTTTAGCCCAGAATATAGGGATTCTTACACAGATAAGGAAAGTGGTAAGGAGCATAAGAATGTGCTATTTGGTGGAGCTTTGACAAATAGACCATTTTTGACAGATTTGGCTCCAATTGTATTATCAGAGGATTTGGAAAGCCAATGTTTTAAAACTGTAAATACCGATGAATTAAAAGAAGAATTATGGAAAGCATTGGAAGAATATGTGGATAAAGATGAGGATAAAATAAAAAGTATAATGGATGTGATGAAAAATCATATACAAGAAGCTGTGGATGAGATGAAGAAAAAAGAGAGTGCTGATTGGATAAAAAGTATTATTAGAAGTCATATGAATTCTATGATGATAGAAATAATGAATAATATGTCATATATGAAAAATGCACATCCTGTTGAAGTTTCAAAATCTAATTATTAAGGAGATACTATGTCTATAGATTGGTTTGGTAAAGCGTTTGATTTTACAATAGGAGCAGAGGGGGGTTATGTAGATAATTCCTCAGACCCAGGGGGTGAAACTAATTTTGGGATAAGTAAAAGAAGTTACCCCAAAGAAGATATAAAAGGTATGATAGTGGAAAGAGCAAGAGGAATATATTATAAAGACTATTGGTTGCCTACTTATTGTGAAGAATTAGTAGATATAAATAAGCCTTTAACGGCTATTGTTGTTTTCGATACAAGCGTCAATTGTGGCAATGCTAATACAAGGATGTTACTACAAATGGCTGTTGGTGTAAAAGCAGATGCCATGATTGGAAAGCACACCAAAGCAGCTATTGAATTACACAAAGATATGGATTTAGTAGAAAAAGTCCTTGAGCAGAGACAAAAATATTATAAATTAATAATTTCTAAAAATAAGAAATTGAAAGAATTTGAGAATGGTTGGTATAACAGAATTGCATTATTAAAAAAGAAGGTAAATGAAATAAATGAAATAAATAAAAGAGGTTAGAAATGACAGAACAAATAATGGTACAAGTAAGGTTTAAGGAACAGACTGAGGTAGGGGAGTTTAATGATGCTCTGTATTTCACTCAAGCAGAGTATCAAGCTAAGAGTCAAGTAGATATAGATGTTTTGAAAGAAGCAAGGGTGACTAACTGGGTAAACACTGTTAAAAATCCTCCTGCTTATGTGGAACCTACGAAGACCGAACTTCAGGCTCAGAAAGCTGAACTTGAAACTCAATTAGCAGATGTCAACACCAAGCTGTTAACTGCAAAGGATGTGGGTAAGTAAATGGCGTCACGTTATGTTAGAGGGGTAGGAGGCAACTATTCAGCCAATGCCACATGGTCTACTACAAGTGGCGGTGCTGCTGATACAGTAGTTCCTACAGCGTCCGATGACGTGTTCCTTGATGCTAATTCAGGGCAGTTGACTGTTGATGCTACGTCTGTGGCTAAGAGTGTTAATTGTACTGGGTATACAGGGACACTAACGCATAATGCTTTTAATTGGACAGCATCAGGGTCGGTTACTTTTGTAGCTGGAATGACATACTCACCAATAAACTCTTCTGCAAGAATTACCTTAGCAGCAACTGGAACATTAAATACTGTTGGTAAATTGACTGGAAATATCGTTATCACCGGAGGTACTATTACTCTTGGCAGTAATCTAAATTTCTTGGCTGTGCCAGATTGTGTTTTACAAATAGCAAATAGTCTATTCAATATGAATGGATATACTATTTCAGGTAATTCTACTATCAATAGATTACTAATTCAGACTTATACTATAGGAATATCACTAACAATTACGATTGGGGGAGGGACTTTTGTTAATTGTGATTTTAGAGACATAACTGCTAATACTCCTACAGATATTTCAGCAATTACAGGTCTTTCAGGAGACTGCGGTGGTAACTCCAATTTCACCTTTACCACTGCTGTTGACCAACATTGGATTGCTGCTTCTGGTGGTAACTGGTCAGATGTGACTAAGTGGACTTCAAGAGTTCCATTACCACAGGATGATGCCTACTTTGATAATGCCTTCTCAGCCTCACAAACTGTAACTGCTAATATGCCAAGATTAGGAAAGTCTATTGACTGGACAGGAGCAACAGGAAGTCCGACTTTTGGCCTAAACTCAACTCCCAATACAAGATATGGTTCAATGACTCTGATAAGTGCAATGACTTTAACAACTGGACAAACTCAGACCTTAGAAGGTAGAGGTTCTTTTACCTTAACCAGTGCAGGGAAAAGTTTTGGTGTTATTACTATGTCCATGTTTGGAGGGACTTTAACCCTACAAGATGCCCTCACTTGTACAGGGGCATTTACATTGAATAACGGAACATTTAATACTAATGATTTCAATGTTACATTAGCGAATATTGCATTTAGTGGTAGCAATCTGCGTTCTATTCTAATGGGTTTCAGTACATGGTCATTATCTGCTATTGGAGTACCTTGGTCAGGAGCAGTAACAACAAACTTAACTTTTAATAGTGGGACATCAACAATTTTGTTATCCGACATTTCTGCATCTTCAAAAACATTTCAAGGAGGCAACCTAATCTACAACAATCTTGCTATCACTGGTGGTGGTACAGGAGCAGTCATAATAACAGGAGCAAATACCTTTAACAGGATAACTGTTATTGGAGGAACTAAATCCATAACCCTTCCTGGCTCTGCTACCACTACTCTCCTTTCAGGACAGGGCTTAGGTAATGGGACTAACGTAATTACCTTTACCGCTTCTGCTGGGTCAGCAACTATTTCAAAGGCTTCAGGTACTTTATCCTGGGACTATGTAAGTTTAACTAATATCCCTTCAACTGGTGGGGCAACTTTTTATGCCGGAGCTAACTCAACAGATGGTGGTGGTAATACTGGATGGATATTTAGTGATGCACCGATAACGTCCAATAATCCATATAAATTTTCTCATAGATTTAATACACCATTAAAAACATCACAAGGGACAAATTTAAATATAAATATAGCTAATTTATTTGGGACTGTTTCGTTGAATGTATCAGGTTACACTAAATTAGGAAAAGTTCCTAATAAGGAAATTGATCAAATCATGTTGTCTAAAGAAACTGACAGTTTCATGAGACAATGGCATGGTTATGTAGGAACAGCTATAGGTGGTACTGTTTCTTTAAGTGTACCTGTAATTTCAGGACAGGATCAGAAATTTATTACAAGTTTGTCTTTTTTCACAAATTTAACAGGTGGTTCTGTGGAATTATTAAATGGCACAGCTTTTATTTATCAAATACAGACACCTAAAACATAATTATACCACAAGTAACTGATTATGTAAAGAAATTGTTTATTTTTTTTGCTTTTTTATAGTACAATATATTATAGGTTATAAAAGGGGGTGTAATTTTGGCTATTTTAGAAGAGGAGAAAAAGAAATTTTTTGGTTTTTTGGATTCTATTTTAAAACAGAATTCCACAGAAACTATATTGGAGGATACTAAAAAAGAAGGTGAATTAAAAAAAGAGGGGGGTGATAGGGATATGGCGGATGAGAAGAAATTAGAGGATATGGAGAGAAGGCTCCAAGAACTTTCAGATGCTTTCACAAAGGATAAGAAGGCTTTGGAGGATTCTCATAAAGATGCAATAGCTGAGGTTGAGAAGAAGCTTGCTGAATCTCATGCCAAGGAGATTGAGACCGCAAATAAGAAATTGGAGGAAGCAGAGAAGAAGCTGTCCGAAAAGGAAATAGACCTCAAGAAGGAGAAAGTCACTAAGATTTGTGACGATCTTATTTCTAAGGGTTTTTGGCCAGCGGTTGTTGAGAAGGCTCAGAAAATAATGTTGGAGGATGTTTCTGGGAAGTTTTCTACAATAAAGTTGGATGATAAGGATGTTTCTGTAAGTGATGTAATTGTGGATATGCTTGAGGCTATTCCTACAGAGGTTAGGGTGAATCTTGAAGAGAGGTCACATATTGAGAAGAACACTGACCCTAATAAGAAGTATTTAAGTGAGAAAGAAGTAGATCAGTATGCAAAGGACAACAAAATGACTTATCAAGAGGCTTGTTCAGTTCTTGTTAAGGAAGGCAAAGTAGAGTTATAAAAATAAAAAATTTTAAGGGGGTGATTTTTTAATGCCACAATTTAGTACAGGAGATAATAAAGAAGGAATAAGGTCTGCTAAGTGGAATTCAACAAGTTTTGGTTTTGAAGGTCATGTTGTTAGGACTTCAATAGGTACTGCTGAAGCTGCTGAGTATTGTCATGCTGCTGCTGATATACCTTGGGGTATTTTGGCAAATGAAGGTACTTTGAATAACTATTTAGAAGTTGCTACAGACGGTGTAATCAACATGAGGAACTCTTTGGCTGGTACAGTTGCTTTAGGAGACCCAGTTATATTGGATTATACCAATAGTGGTGGTACAACTGGTTTTGTTCGTAGTGCTTATACATCAGAGGCGGTAGCAACTATAGCTGCTGGTGGAGATATTGGTACTCATGTCGTACCAAGAGGCCCTCTTACTAATAAAGCAGTCCCAGGGTCTATTAGGGAGACTGGTACTAATTCATACCTTGTTTTAGGTGCATCAGGCACAGTGCTTTTAGGTGTTGACGCAGGTGCTTTTGGTGGGGGTAATTTCTATTACCAGATTGACCAACCTGTTCTTGGTTTTGCAAAGGAAAGAGCAACAACTCCAAGACAATTATTTAAGGTTGAAATAGTAAAGAGCAGATTTATAAAGAATAACGTATTAAACTAATTTATGAAAGGTGGTGATTTTTAGTGTCTATAACGATACAAACAGGTAAGATCAAAACAAATGTACATTTGTCTAAGATAGCAGTTCAGTATTCAAATGCTTCGTTTGTTATGGAGAATCTTGCCCCATATTTTCCTGTAAAGAAGGAGTCTGATAAGTTTAGGAAGTATAAGAGGGATGGTTATTTCTCTGGTGCTCCTAAAAGAGCCGATGGTGCTCCTGCTGAGGAGGCATCTCTGTCTTATGATGAGGATACATATACAACTTATGAGCGTGCGGTAAAGGATATAGTAACTGACCGTGCTATGAATAATGCTGATGATGTATTCAATCTCAAAGCGGATACTACCAAGTTTTTAACTGAAAAGATAAAGCTTGGTGTAGAATTGGATGCAGCTATATTATTGACTGGGGTTACTGGTGGAATAAGTTCTGCAAGTCCAGACCATGTAGTTACCCCATCAAATCTTTGGGATGATTATACTAATAGTGACCCAGAGAATGATATTTCCACAGGCAAGGAAGCAATTACAGCAAGAACGGCAAGAATGCCGAATGTTATTTTGATTCCTCCCCATGTAGAGAAATATTTAGCACATCATCCTCAAATAAAGGAGATGAGGAAGTACACAGACCCTAATGCACTTACAAAGGGTGGACTTCCTGGAACTTTGTGGGATCTTAAAGTTGTTATTGCTCCTGCAATTTATAATAGTGCTGTTCAAGGGTTAAACCCAACAATGGCATATGCTTGGGGTAAGAATTGCATAATTGCTTATGTCAATCCGTCAGATACAATTACTCTTGCAAGAACTTTTGTTCTTAGTAACAGGAATATGCAGGTTACTACATGGCGTGATGATGAGCGTGAAGGCGATTGGATTAGGGTGGTAAATAATTATGTCCCTAAGATGATCTGTTCTGATTGCGGGTATTTGCTCTCAGGCGTAATAACTTAGTTTTAATTTCTTTGAGGACTCCATGTAATAGTGAGTGGAGTCCTTGAAGTTTTACTTTTATGAGGGACAATAGACAATGTTAGTACGTTGTAAGCATTACTCAACATTATATCCATCAGGTGGGCAAAGTGTAGGTGACATTTTTGATATTCCTAAAGCACAAGTAGAATATTACACACAATTGGGTTGGGTAGAAGCTCTCCCACAAGAACTTCAGCCAAAAAGTAAAAGAGGGAAGAGGAGAGTAGAATCTATTGTTACTGATTTAAGTAAAAGTCAGCAAGTGGATAGGCATCCACAACATGTTTATAAAGGAGGTTAGATAAATAATGGCAGATGTAATTGATAATAGTCAGTTTGGAATATACAGAGTAGGTAGAACACAACTTATGAGGGATAAGAATGTAGATGGCTCATGGCTGATCAAAGTTCCTCAACATGTAATAACAGCATTGAATAAATCAACAGCACACACATATGGAACCTCATTTGATAATATGAAGTCTGTGACTATATGGCAAGTTGGTGGAGGGACTTTTGCAGGTGTGGCTGGAACAGCTATTGGTATTTTTATTGGAACGGGGTTGATATAACATATGCCAAGAAATTTTAATCAAATCATGTTGTCTAAAGAAACTGACAGTTTCATGAGACAATGGCATGGTTATGTAGGAACAGCTATAGGTGGTACTGTTTCTTTAAGTGTACCTGTCATTTCAGGACAGGATCAGAAATTTATTACTGATATTTCTTTTCAAAGTAATTTGGCAGATGCTTCTATAAATTTACTAAATGGTACAGCTTTTTTATATCAAATGAAATTGCCAGTTGTAGGGATTTTTAATCAAGCATTTGAAGCACCTTTAAAAACTTCAAAAGGTACGAATTTGAATATAAATTTACATGGTTTATTTGGCACTGTTTCATTCAATGTTGGTGGTTATTCAGTTCTTTAAAATTTAATATTCTATTAAATTATAATAATTAAAGAGGTTTACTTTTTATTTTTTTATGCTATAATATAGATATGGCACTTATTTTAATTAGAAAATTACCTGCAAGAAAAGATAAGAAAGGGTATTATCAAAGTTATGCTGTATTTTGGTGTGATTTTTGTGAACAAGAAGTAGAAAAAAGGCTTGATATTGGTAAAAAAGCAAAATCTTGTGGTTGTGTGCGATATAAATTAGTTTCAGAAACGATGAAAAATTATGTGAAAACAGAGGAGCATAGGCAAAATTTATCAAAAGCACTTAGAGGTAGAATTGTATCAGAAGAGGAGAAAGATAGGTTAAGAAATTTAACTAAAGGTAAAAAACATACAGAAGAAGCAGTAATAAATATAACAAAAGGAAATATTGGTAAGAATGTAGGCAAAAAGAGAACAGAGGCACAAAATAAAAGAAATTCAGAAATTAGAAAAGAGGAATATAAAAAAGGTAAAAAAAAGACCATGCTTGGTATTCACAGATTTGGTGAACTTGCTCCAAATTGGTCTGGTGGAAAATCTTTTGAAGAATATGGTATTGAGTTCAATGGAAAATTAAAGCAGTTCATAAAGGATAGAGATTTCAACATATGCCAAACACCAGGATGTATGAACACAGAAAATTTATGCGTTCACCATATTGATTATAATAAACAAAACAATAGTTTAGATAATCTTACAACTCTTTGTGTTTCTTGCCATGCAAAGACAAATGGTAAAAATAATAGACAATACTGGACAAATTATTATTCTGAGATTATGAGGATATACTTATGAGTATGAATTATTCAACGGGGACGAAAACAGTGGAAAGAATTCTTAGATTGGCTTATGGGTATTTTTCAATAGGCACAGCTTTTACTGATTCCCTAGGAACTTCCGATATTAGATCTTACATTGAGGATGGGGAACGCTTCATAAATTCTATGTTGGAAGATACAGTTTCCGCTATTCCTGTAAGTCCTGTACCAAATTCTTTGCAATTTGCTTCCGATTATATGGGTGCTTACCTCACACATAGTGGGATATTTTCGGCAAATAAGCCCAATGAGGAATCCCCCATCGTCCTTTCTTGGAGAGAGATGGCAGAGAAAGCTATTGAGATGTATAAAAAAGGATATTCTGCTGGTGTTGGTGGGGATACCTCTAATGTTGCTGGGTACACGACTGCTACAGCTATATTTAAAACAAGGGGTGTAAGTGGAATAGGAGATGGTATTTTAGAGGATAATGAGGATATAAAAACTCATCATAAGAAATAATGTCAACAAAGATTTCTTGGCAAGTAGATATAAAAGGTGTTACTGAATTAATTAAAGACTTTGAACATTTGGACAGTGCTTTATTTAAAGACAGAGAGTTTGCAAATTCTATATGGAATGCAGTATTCCGTAAAATAAGTTCTTTTATTCAAAAGCGTTTTGAGGAAGGGAAAACTTCTTGGACGCCGTTGACAAGAAAATATCTTAAATGGAAAGTTTCTGCTGCACGCAGAGGAGTTCAAATTCCTGTGGGTTCATTTGGAAAAAGAGTATGTAAGTTGTCGGCTATTGGACGGCTAACAGACACTATGTACCCTTCGGCCACAGAGAAAAGATTTGCTAATATATTTGAGATAGGGAATAGTCAAGGATTTAACGGTGGAAGTTTTAGATATGCCATAGACGGCAACAAACTGCCATATGCTAAATATTTTGATAACAAGCGTGAATTCTTCTATATTACTGATACCGAAGCAGAAGAAGTATTCAAAACTATAGAGAATAAGATTTCAAGGAAAATAATTTCTATTTGGTAAAAAATGGCAAATCCCTCAGATACCACAGATTACATAGCTGGCTTTATTGCTAATATTCAAGCAGTTATCCAAAATTATAAAGATTTTATAGGATACTCTGTTTTGGAAACTAATGATGATGCTTTTATTGCAAAATATCCGGCCATCACTGTAGAATTTGATTCCATGACGGAAGAATGGAAATCAATTCCTAAAAGAAAAACAATTATTGCAAATTTTTCAATCACATACTACTTCGGTTCTATTTCAGACAAAGGGGTTAGACGTGGGCTAAGAACTGGTCTTTCCAAATTATCTAATTGTCTTCGTGAACGATGGAACATGAATGGCTATTGTCCTGATTTAGGGTCAGAAATACTTTCTGTAATTCCCTATGTCCTTGCTTCAGGAGACGAAATAATTGCAGGAGGAGTAATTTCTCTGCAATGCCGTAAAGTCATCTCTGTAGAATTATCATAAATAAAAACTTGCCTTTTCTAAAATAATCTGATACACTATATAATATGGAAATACAATATTATCAACATACATGCAAATGTGGTTGTGATGGAAAGATTAAGATAAGAAAAACACATAAATATGATGGGATACCTCAATATATTATAGGACATTCTTTTGTAGGAAAGAAACATTCGGAGGAAGCTAAAGAAATAATTAGAAAAAAAGCGAAAGGTAGAAAGTATTCTGAAGAAAGAAATAAAAAAATATCTGAAAATAATAAAGGAAGAATTGTAACAGAGGAAACAAGACAAAGAATTAGATTAGCTAATACTGGCAAGAAAAGAACAGAGGAACAAAATAATAAAAATTCGGAAAGAGTTAGTGGTGAGAATCACCCAATGTTTGGTAAGCACCATTCAGAAGAAACAAGACAGAGAATGAGAGATAAAGCTTTGGGTAGAAAGCATATAGAGGAAGCAA